GTCCTAAGGGTCGCTTCACGCGAAATGCAAAACCTGACTGACGATGTCGTCGGACTTAAAGACTTGACCACCCGAGAAGTTGCTATTCGGGATGTCGGTCTAACGGATGGCGACAAAGCAACGCTTAAGCGGTGGCGACGTAGGCAGATCTGATGGCAATCAGTCGATCAGACGTAGAGCTGATCATTGAGGTTGACACTTGGAAAGCCAAGCGTCTAATTCGCGATATCCAAGACAGAGCATCGTCATACAGGCGAATCTTTGAAATTGCTCGTTCAAACCTAGAAGCCCTTAATGCAGTGCATTTTGGGTCTTCGGGTGGGTCAATGGGAACTGCTGTTGGCGGTGGATCAGCAGGGCCTTGGGCGCCCTACGGGTCTTGGTCTTCTCGTGCTGGTCAGCCCGTGACCATGGTAAGAAGCGGCAACCTTTTAGAGTCACTTACAAATTTAAGAGGCGCTCCCAACGACATTGGTCGTTCATCAGCCACCTTTGGGACTAGGGTTGAGTATGCAGAGTTCCATCAGTACGGAACCAGCAAGATGCCAAAGCGTCCAGTGGTATTTGAGCCTTTTGGCTTTGCTGAGGAAATGGCAGAAATCACCGGTTATTATTTGACCGGCGATGCCTCTATTGTCGGTTTGCGAAAATTGTTTGGTTAATTATCATGATGCAAGGTCCGTGGTTAGCAAAAAAATTCGTTACCGATTACTTGGCCAGTGATATTCCTCATCGGATTATTGACCATCGGAACGCATGGCAACTTGATTCAGCGCGCCTCCCTGACCCCGAACTCTACGTTGCCTACGAACCAGCCGGTCTTGAGGTGTGGCCAACAATCATTACGATCCAGATGAATACGGGATCGTTGACGAGGACCGACTACACCAACTGGTCAACAGACCCCAACTACCGAGTTACCTACAATCTACGAACCTACATCTGGGTTCGTGGCGAGGGTCCAGAGCAGACTACTGAAAGTCGTGATCGGCTTACGGCTGTGGTTCGGGCATCAATGCTTGACCACGCAGCAATGGAGGCTTCGGCTCCAGGGTTCTTCCCATATATGGATGCCGACGTTTTGATGGATGAAACCTCCCTGCGGGAGGAATACAGCGATTTGTCCTACGCAAAGGGCGATCGAGTTATCGCTGGTGCTTACTTGGCGTATGAACTTTCTCTCAATGAGCAAATTACCCGAACTAAACTCGGGGATGTTGATTCATTTGACGTTGAGGGTGAAAACTTGGGCTGGGCAGATGTTTTGCCGAGCAACGAATAGTTCCACTAGTAAGTAAATCACATAGCGTAAAGTTGCAACGATGAGCGAAATCACCGTTGTGAACAATCAAAATTTCCCTCTGATGGTTTCCTTGGAAGGCCTTTTGGCAATCCCGGGCAAGCCTGCTGTTGTTGATTCTGAAGACGCGATTGTCAAGTCAGTAATTGAAAATAACTTGGTAAGCGTACTTTCGCCACAGGAACCAGTTCAGGTGGCAGAATCTACACAGGAAACAATTCCGACTGAGGAAGAAATCTCACCAGAAGTTGTGGCAGAAGATCCGGTAGTTGAGCCGGAAATTACGCCAGAAGCAACGGAAGAAGCCCCAGAGGCTGAGAAGCCAACCTCAACACGAACGACACGCAAGAAGACCTCGACGCAGGTGAAGGAGTCCTAATGCCAGGTATCAACGTCACAACCGGCGTTCGCGTTGGCCCAGAAGGTGCCAATGCAACCCCAGGTTCAACGCTGTTCCTAGTTGGCACCGCTGAACGCGGACCCATCAATCGCGCTCGCGCAGTCGTGAGCATGGGTCAGTTTGAGGGCATCTACGGTGGCTACTCAAGCTCAAATACACTGCACGACAGTGTTCGCACTTTCTTTGAAGAGGGTGGCAGTCGTTGCTACGTTGCTCGGGTTCTTGGCTCATCGCCAGCCGCCTCAACGATCACCCTTGTCAACTCTGATTCGCCAACGCCTCTCGTCATCATCACCCTAACCGCTGCTAACCCCGGCGTATGGGGAGATGACCTTTCCGTAGACACGGTAACCGCTGGTGGAGCATTGACGATTACGGTTTCGTATCGTGGTTCTACTGTTTTTGAAGGTGGCCCGTTCTACAACGAAACTCTTGGCAACGGAAGCACGAAGTACGCAGTTCAGTTTGCAGTGGAAGCCATTAACGGCAGCGCTGCACTATCGGAACTGCTTGTTGCATCCTTGACTACCGCCAATGTGGCTGAAGACATCGTTGACGACACATACGACCTTACCAGTGGTTCAAATGGCGGTTCAGTAACGGCAGCAACTGCTGTTGCTGGGTTGGCACTTTTTGATTACGACTTTGGTCCAGGCGCAGTAGCAGCTCCGAGCTTTGCTACCTCTACCACTTGGGCCGGACTTCGCGATCACGCCGTAGCCAACCGACGTATTGCTCTTTGCGCATCGGCAATTTCTGCCGATGCGTCTACCGCAATCGGCGACGCTGACGCTTACTACGGCGATGATGAGCAAACTCGCACCGAGGGTTCTTACATGGCTTTCTACTGGCCATGGGTGAAGGTTCCTGACGGCTTTGGCGGAACTCGGGCGCAGTCGCCAGAGGCTTTCGTTGCCGCTGCTCGCGCACGTGCGCTTCGGGCAAATGGGCCATGGCGCGCAGGCGCTGGCAACATTTCAACGGCTCGGTACGTAAAGGATCTGTATGCGCCTGTCGTTCGGACCACCGCCGAAACCCTTGATGCTGGTCGGGTAAACGCCCTTCGAGTAATCAACGGAAGCGTTCAGGTGTACGGCGCTCGCTCAGTTTCACTTGACGAGAACAACTGGCGCTTCATCACCTACCGTGACACGATCAACTTCATTGTCGGCCAGGCCGAAGCAGCTCTTGAGCCGCTCGTGTTCCGCCCAATTGACGGTCGTGGCAACCTCTTTGGTGAGGTTGAGGCCATCCTTACCGGCGTTGTGGATCCGATTCGCACCTCCGGTGGCCTCTACGAGGGATTTGATCCCAACACCGGAGCGCCAATTGACCCAGGTTATTCAGTTGAGGTTTCCTCAGCGAACAACCCCGTTGGGAATCTCGCAAATGGTGTCGTGACTGCAACTGTAGGCGTTCGGGTTTCCCCCGTCGCCGAGCAGATCAACGTCACAATCACCAAGTCCTCCCTCACCGCTACTGTCTGATAAGGGGTAATAAAAGATGGCAAAGATTTCACAGCGGCAGGTCGTTGCGGCAGTTAAGCCCGCACAGACTCAAGCAACTGCATCAATTGTGCCACCGGATTTCACCGCAAGCGCACGTCGATACTTCGCCCAGGTTTCTGGTGGCGAAGTTCAGGCGTCGGTTGAAAAGGTGTATGACGGTGGGTCAACCTTCCCCGAAGCACTTCCTGCTCCGATTGAAGTTGGCGATGTTACCGTAACTCGTCATTATGACCCAGAAATTGATGAATCGCTGATTTCAACGGCTCGCACCATCGTGGGTAAAGCCCGCTATGACATTTCAATTTTCACTCTTGACGCAGATAACCAGATCCTTCGTGGACGCACCCGTGTCTACCCGAATGCTCTGCTCGTCAACATCACTGAACCCGAGGGTGATTCCTCGTCAGGTGGTCCTGCAACCTACTCGCTGACCTTCTCATGCGAACAGGTAACTCGCCCACCTTCATCTGCTGCTTGAACTAATGAAACCGGGGGTACTCCTTGATGGATGCCCCCGGTTCCACCTATGATCTATCTACCTAACCCCAACCTGATTGGATAGTAATAATATGGCTGACCCCGTGTACACCTTTGGTGCTGATGATGACATCACTCCAGAGGACATTGTTATTGGTGAAGTTGAAGAAACCAATGGCAGCGATGTAATTGGTTCTGTTTCCGAGCCAAATCTTCTAAATCAACTTCGCACCACACTCTCCAAGAAGGTAGAGCGTGCCGATGTTCTCATTGAAGTTCCGGAACGACCTGGAATGACAATCCGCTACTCCCCAAATGTGACCCAGCATCAGATCAAGGCATGGCGTCGTGCTTCTGGAGCAGACCGCAAAGAAGGCCTTGATGCTGTTCGTTTCTCGTGCCACGTTCTTGCGAACACATGCACGGGCTTCTTCCTGAACGGACACGAGGTCACCGAGAATGGCGAGCCAGTCACATTCGGTGACGAACTCATCATGTCAATGGTGGAGGCAATTCGAGTCTTTGATTGCGTTCGCGCTGTCTACGGTCTTGATCCCCACGTTGAGGGTGCGGCCCTTGCTGTGCTTGACGCCGCTGGCTTCAATGACGATGTTGAACAGGTGGACCCTACCAAGACGCAGTAGACGAATTAGTTGAAGATCCGTTAATTCAGACGGCAGCAAGGCTCGGGGAACTGTTCGGAACGGACCCTTTAGCGCTTCTTGACTGCGACATGACGACATGGATGATGCGTATTGCTTGTGCTAGAGTCATTGCAAATGATCGCGAAGAACAAGCAAAAAAAGCAAAGCAAGGAAGATAACGGGCTTTAGGGAGGTGAGTTTGCTTGGCAACCGCTGATGTAGTCATCAAAATTGATGTCCGTGACGGCGAGGCCAAACGCAAGCTCACCGCCCTAGAAGCCCGACTAAACCGACTAAATAAGGCTGGAAACAGCGCAAGTGGTTCTGTTGGCGATCTTGGTGATGAATTAGATCGAGCAACCGACTCAGCCGACAAGTTCAACACAGAACTTGATCGGAACGAACGCAGTAGCCGCAAGTCCAGTAGGGCAAATAGGGGAGCGTTAAAGGAACTGCGCTCCCTAGGTAACGCCTTTAGTCCACTCATCAAGTTCGCCAAGTACGCAGGCATTGAGTTCGGCGTTATGGCCGTGGCAATGGTTGGTCTTAAGGTTGCACTTATTGCTGGACAAGCAGTTGCCAAAGCATGGCAATTTACGCTTCAAGCGATGGGCGCTGCTGCTGGTGTTGCTATTGCCGGTTTAGCGGGTGTATTGGGCGCGATTAGGCAGTTAAACAATGCCAAAATAGCACCAATTGCCATTTCTGCTGGATCCGGTGCTGCCGGTTCTGGAGGTAAATCTTTTACCGGTGAAATGAGTGGCTTGCTTGGGTCGGGCCAACTTGGCATGTTTAAGCAGCAGACCCTGACTGGAATGGCAAAGTCTCAATACAACTCTGGCAATCGCGTAACTGCCGATTACCGAGCAATGGCTCAGACGCTAGGCAATTTCGCCATTACGGCGGATGATCCGGATAAGGCTCTTGCTGGCCTTACGGAAACATTTGTAAAAGCCCAAAAAGAGGGCAAGTTTACTGAGGACATGATTAAGAGCATTTCCGAGTCTTCTCCCCAACTCGGTAAAGCCCTAAAAGACACGGGCATGAATGCGGATCAGTTTTTTTCTGCATTTTCAAAAGGCGAAATTGAATCTCTAAAACCATTTCAAGGCGCTCTTGAAAATGTCAACAAAACGCTTGTTGGTCGATTCAAGTCAAGTTTACGAACTGCGCAAGAAAGTCTTACTGAATTAGGTACGACGCTCATTGATCAACTTTCCACTCCTATGGGTCAGGTTGATCGCAGTTTGAAAATCTTCTTAATGAAGGTCAGCCCAGCCATTGAGTCTGTACTTGGAAGCATTTTCCCAGATAGTTCCGGATCTGCAATTACAAAAGTTTTTGATTATTTAGCCAACTCCATTATTACAAATCTCCCAAAAATCATTGAATGGGGCGAATCGCTTAAAGGCGTCTTTAGTGGACTTGGTGGAACCTTTAGTTCAATTGGGGGTTGGCTGGAACAAGCAACTCAAGGGTTTAGCAATCTATATGAAAACATGCTTAAGCCGATTGGTATTGAAATCTGGAAGACCATTGAGCATGCGATCATGGCGTTTAGCGACACCATGGAAAGCACGGGCGGATACGGCGAAAAGTTTAAAGAAACCATTGCAAACATCGGTGACGGCCTGCGCGGATTTATTGATGGCCTTGCGGCAGTAAAAGAAGCAATGGCCCCACTCGTAAGCATGTTCATGACGATGATTGGCCTTGTTGCAAAATTGGCGGGCGCTCTCGGACCCCTTAAACCCCTCTTAGCGCTTCTCGCTATGGGAGCGTTGACTGGACGCGGGAAAATGATGGGGCCGAATGGGAAGCCCATGAAAATGGGTTTGGGCATGGGCATCTTGAATATGGCGACCCTTGGCGGAGTATCTAGAGCGCAAAGAGGCGCAGCACCGAAGTCGGAAGAGGAACTTTATCGACAGCAATTACGCGCTGAACGTCGCGCTAACTTTTCTAGACGAGTTGGAGAAGCTCGTGAGAATCTTTCTACCCATCCAAAAAACTCTGCTCGTTACGCTCGTACTTTAGCAGCCCTACAAATGACGCAGGCTCGCGAAACGGGTGAGCAGGTTGGTCCATATGTGGGTCGTGGAGCGCATGGGATTCGCTATACAGATGACCAGATAAAAAGAAAAGCCGATGGTGCTGCATTTAGGGCCGGAACGAAGGCTTTCGGTCAGGGCGTAGTTAGGGAAATGAAAAAAATGGGTCCCGGCGCTGTCACCGGTTTTGCAACTGCGGGCATGCTTGCTGGTGGCCTGATTCAAGGAACAGGATCAAAAACTAGTGGTTTGATGCAGGGACTCGGCGGAGCAATTGGCGGCGCTGGCATGGGGGCAACTATTGGTTCAATGATTGCTCCTGGGGTCGGAACGGCTGTTGGCGCTGGTCTAGGTGCTGTTGCTGGCGGCATTGGCGGAATTATGAGCGCTCGAAGTGCAGCGAGCGCAGAAAAGAAAGCGGCAAAGGAACGACTTAGAGAAGGTGCTTTTACTGGTGTCCCCGTAAATGATCCTTCCGCCCTTCGCGCTAGAGCGAGACAATTGCGCTCCCAAGGTCAGGCGTTTATACCAGGGCAGTTCAACGCTCGAACCACCGAAATGAACCAGCAAATGGATTACATGATTTACGGGAAGGGGGACGGAACGCAAAGTAAGTCCACCACCTCAGCCAGAGGCAAAGTAATTGAAGACATCCTTGATGCCGGTGGAGATAACACTTCAATTTCAACATCTGCCGACAGTCTTGGAAATCTAAACTTTGGCGGCACGAACCAAGGCGAAGGATTTTCGCGTGGATCTTTCAATGAGGAAGACAAGCTCAAGCGCGTTAATCAGTTGTTGGCCAATAGGGACCAATTGCTTGACTCGGAGGTTAAATTCTTAGATCAGTACAGTTCTCAACTTCAACTGTCAATCAATATTAAGAAATCCGGCCTAGAGGACGAAAAGGCTTATCGAGGTCAGTTGGAGGGTTTCGCTCAAGAAATGCAAACCATGGCTGACCAGCAAGATCAGAACTTTGGCTTGATTTCTAATGTTATGGGCGTTACTGGTGATGCCGCTAGTGAACTTGCCGGAGCAATGAAATGGGATCTGGGCAAGAGCTTGCTTACGGTTCAAGACCTAATTCAAGGCTTGGGCTACACCATGGTTGACCTCAGTGATGAAACTCAAGTGGCTGCAAGAAGCGCTGACTTGATGGCAAACCGAGCAAAAGCGGCTGGTCGAATTATGGAAGACATAATGAAACCAATTACCGAAAAACGCGAAGCGCGAGAACAAAATCAGAAACTAAATGCCGCTGGGCAGCAATTGTTTAACTACTCTGGCGCCGATAAAGGATTAATGGACCAGTACGCTGAAGATTTTACTGAAGCATCAATGGAAATGCAGCTCCAGAAATACATTAAGGGTGACTTCGGAACCGGTGCAGGCGCTTACGATAAGTTTGTTGCTGAAGTTAAGAAAACATACTACAACACACTTGGGGATGCTATTGAAGTTTCAAGCCCTGGAGTGGCTGCTGCATTCGGGACAGAGGCGCAGCGAGTTCTTGATGTACTCGGAAAAGGCGAAACCCAATTTGCTACCAAGATGCAGTACGACCCAGGCTTCGCCCTAAGCATCGGCTCTAAAGTTTCAGATGCTGCTGAAACATACAACGAGGCAAGAGGCAGAGGTGCGACTGCAGAAGACGCTCTTGCTCAAGCAACTGGTGGCCTAAAAGATGAAATTACAACACTTACTCAAGGAAAAATTAACGTCAACACAGAGGAAATGGGGAAAACCCTTCAGACTCTTATTCAAGGACAGTTGAATAGTACCGAGCAAGCCTTCCTTAACGCCCTAAACAAGGCAAAGGTTCAATTCCAAGGAAAGATTGACCTAAATCTTAAAAACGACAAAGGCACAATCTTAAGTACTTCCAGTTTCAATGTATCAACATCATCAACAGCGGTAACTGATAATCCTTTAACGCAACAGCAAATAGATTTGGCAAACCAAGGAATTACAGCGACGCCCATACCGCCAGACACTTCTACGAGCCGCCTTGCTCGAACGATGGGTAAGCACATGGCCTTCAATGGTCAAATTTCCGGTCGCCGTACTGTCACATCGTCACTTCGTAATACAAACCTCGGCTCTGGAATGTCGGACCACAAGTTCGGCAACGCATACGACCTAACGGGTGACAACCTTGGTCAGTACGCCTCTCTCGTAAATGGATCAGGCGGATTTGCTGAGTTCCATGGGGCCGCTGGCGGTCGTCACCTTCATGTTGTTCCACCTTCAGGGGACAGTTCAACTCCAGCAACTACTGGCGGCATGGGTGGAACAGTAACCAACAACTTCAATATTTCAGTACAGGGTGGACCAAACGCAAACGCAAACGAGGTTGCTCGTCAGGTTGTCACCATCATTGAGGACAAGCAGCGTTCAATGAGAGAGCGGGCATGATATGCCCACCGTAATCATTACTGGTGGCACCGCTGAGTGGGAGTCCGCATTTAGCGGAAACTTGCCAAGGTCCGAAAGGCCCGGAAAAGTTTCTATTCGCTGCACGGCCCCAATTCAATTTCCTGGGGGGACGCCTTTTGTTCCCTCAATGACTTTCCCCTACGCCCCAAACTCGTTGTCAGTTTCAGAAATTTCTGACAACTATGAGCAATTGAATCGACCGGGAAGAGAACCATTGTTGTTCCGCTCAGAACAACGACTCATGTCGGTTGAACTTTCACTCCTAATGACGGCAGACTCTGGAAAGGGAATTAATTCCGCAGAGTTCAACATTGCTTGGTTGCGACTCATTGCTCGATCGGATAAAGACATTGCAGTAATTGGTCTTGGGGATATCGTAACTGGACGACTTTTTCGGATTGTGGATCTTTCAGTAAAATCAGTACGCATGAACAACAAGCAGCAAATCACTATTGCTGAAGTTGGGGTTTCCTTGGTTGAAGTCCACTATGACGAACGCCAAAAAATCCCTGGACTGATTGTCATTAAAGATGTTCCACCACCCGAACAGCAAGGCGGCAGAACCTCTGCGGTTCCAAGCACTTCGGTAGGCGATCCATGGGCTGATCGTGTTTCAAGGAACTGGCCGGTAGGAACG